TTATGTGCGAGTGTTGCGGATGATGACGATCCCGGATCCGCCGGCGCCGGAGTAATTGATGCTTGTAGCTCCTCCGCCTCCGCCACCACCGGTATTGGCTGCTCCTGATTCGGCGCTGGAATTGTTCATGCCTCTGCCGCCTCCGCCTTCTCCACCAGCTCCGCTCCAGGAAGCTCCGCCTCCGCCGGCATAAAGGGCTCCGTCTGTGTCTCCGAATTCTCGGGTAGTTGTTCCCTGGCCATAGCCCTGGCGTCCGGAAGGGAATGAGCTTCTGCCTTCTCTGAAAGTGCCGTTTCCGCCATTGGAGCCGCCGGCTCCTCCGTTTTCTCCGCCGCCAGATCCGCCGTTACCACCACCACCGGTATTTGATGCAAAATCAGGACCGCCTCCGCCGTTTCCGCCATTTACAGAAAAGCCAAACGCTGAGCTGGATCCACCGTTGTTGCCTGCAGCGCTAACTTCAAGCTTGCCTGCTCCGCCGGCGCCAATCGTGATGGAATAATCGTAGTTTAATGTCGGAGTAATGCGCGTTTGCGTTTTGGTATATCCGCCTCCTCCGCCTCCTCCATAAAACTGAGGACCTCCTCCGCCTCCTCCGCCTACAAGAAAAGCATCAATCATAGTCTGCCTTTTCGGGAGCTTTGTGATGTTAAGAGTGCCGCTGGTAAGAAGCTTGATTCTCCAGTTTCCTCTGCCTTCGTTGATCAGCTGATAGGTTCCGCTATAGGTAAAAGCCGGTACACCACCAGATCCTCCGCCTCCACTTGCTCCGGCATTTGTTCTTCCTAAACCCATTTGCAATTACCTCCAGCAGATAATGGTCGGGATAACAATGTCTTCTTCCGGAACATCAGATGCATAAATGTATACGGCGCCTTCTCCGGATACGGCAACATTGGCAAATATATCGAGTGCAATCTGATCTACGTCAAAAATAACTTCCGGGATCATTGTAGGTCCTACTCCGGTCAGCGCTATTGTTGCTACATAAGGGAAATCCTCATAAGTAGGAACTGACTGCTCGGCAAAATCTGTGGTAGCCACAGGTACATCCGTAAAGATCAGCCTTGTAGATACAACACCGGTCTGATCGTTTACGCTGGAAACCGGAGCGCCTGGGGAATCGGCTACCCATCCGCTCCCGTCATATTTCAGAAACTGGCCGGAGCTTTTTCTTGTTGGATTCGGAATTGCTCCGATGTTTTCCGGAATAATCGTGTTGGCTACATCCTCGACGATTTCTGCTTTGTCTGTTTCGGTATAATAGTCTGTACCTTTTACGGGTGAATAACCCTTGAGATTGGAAAAGTAGAATGTAAATGTTTTGGCAGATGCTGTTCCACCCACTTCTACTACAACAGAAGGCGTGCCGTAATTATCATCTATATAGGCATAGCAAGCTGAAATATCTGGAGCAGGCGTCAAAATTGGGCCTATATTTGTCCAGGTTTCATTTAAGGGATCCCAAACATAATATGTGTATGGCCATCTTGTTCCGACGCCATAAGCATCGTTTGGCTGTGGATCTGTTGCCCCGGCCACCATAGCGTCATAAGTGTCATAGTATCCATTTATAGTAAAGCTTGTTCCAGGCTCGCCCTGAGGCCCCATAATATTTTTAGATTCGGGATTTGGCAGATTTTTGTCGTTAGTCCAACTAATAACGCCGTTGCTGTTTACGTTCGGAGTGAATGTAGCTCCGTTATAATCACCGGCTTCTGCTGCATCCTGGACGTCTTCACAAATATCCAAAGCCGCAGCAACCTGCGCTGCAAGGACCTCGGAGAATTCAGGAGTAAGTTCAGGAAATGTGCTGCCAGATCGAGTGCTTTCAACAAAAAGTGTTTCCGGATTGGTTGTGATCCTCGTGACAGCTGTGGATCCTACAAGAAGATTACCGGTAAGATATACAAGCCAAGTTCCCTCTGTAAGATCCAAATGTTGCTCTGCCAGGATCTTGTTGTTGGTAAATGGAATATGGTAGGTTTTATCATCCTGGGTGAAGTGAGCCCATTTATATGTGTTATCCCAGTCGCTACCGATAAATGTAGCTTCTGCGGTTAAATAATTGTGCGAGTCAGATGCGACAAGAGGCGTTACAATTTGAAGCTGCTGACCCGTAACGAGAAATTTAATCATATCGTATATCACCCCTCAGGTATTGTTTGAGGCATTTTCGGCGTCAAGATCTGCAGCCATTTGCCTAAGTTTCACAGTAAGCATTTCGGCCCATCTTCTGAGATCGTCAAGCTGCTGCTGCGTATCTCCACGTGCCGGAGGAGGAGGATCAAAAATAACAAATGTCATATATCACTCCCCACTTCCAGGATCCTGGCAAGTGAAAAGATCTTTACAGATCCTTTACCGGCCAGTTTTATTTTTAAATGATCGCAGCGTCTTGGCCTTATCGGAATATTTACTGTGCCGGTTCCGGAAAAGAAAATTGCCGGGAATTCCTGCCAGATGCCGTCGGAATCATATTCAATGAAAATAATCAGCTTGGCATCCTTTTCCATCTGCATGCGGATATTGAATCTGGAAATATATTTCTTATCCGGATACTCGTAGTAAAGGATTCCGCTTTCGGCATACCATTCAATCGTGTCTTCCAACTTACCTTCGGATCCGCGTAAAGCATATAGATCTCCGGCAGCAGAAACGGCATAAAGCTCATCATGCGCTCTTACAAAAGCAGTCATCTGCATGTTATCTTCCCGGATCCAGAGGCCCTTTGTAATATCCGCTACAAACAGGCTGTACTTTCCGTCGATATCATGCATGGAAACGTAGTATAGATTTCCTATACCGCCGGCAACAGCATCATAATATTTGATGTCACCAAACTGATCAGAGATGGTGGTCGGGAACGATCCCTGGTAAGCGCATATACTCTCTGTGCCTTTGTAGATTATGTATTCGTTGAGCAGTACAACGCTCTTCCCGGATCCCGGTTGTACGCCTCTGCAAGGTATCGCTTCAATTCTGTGAGCTCCTGTTGCGGATACACTGACTCTGTGCAGGTAATTCTCCTTGAAGAACGTAGGATATCCGAAGTAGTCACAAGCGCCGGTCCAAGGACCGTCAGTTCCGACGGATGCGACATAAGAGTCTGTGGATACTCCGAGAAATCTGTTCCAGTTTTTGAAGTCACCCAGCACGCAGCAGTAGATCTCATTGACTACTCCATTATCTTTCTGGCCGTAATAGCAGCCCCAGAGTCTGTTCTGACATTCCACGACATAATCCATATCCGGAATCGTGGTTTTCATCAGAAAGTTGACGCCTACTTCGGTAAAGGATTGAGAAATCACACCTACTACCACAATATAATCGACGCCAACATGATAAAGAATCTTCGATCCGTTTAAATCATTGTTCTGCATACCCTGTATGGATACGCCATCGTATTCATTAAACAGGTCGGATGGTCTTTCACCTATCGCAAGAGCAGGCTGCTGGAATGTTATTTTGGTAAATACCTGAGTTACTTCCATCCACATTGACGATGCGGAAACCCAAACATTCAGAGTATTATTCGCTGTATCAATCCAGAGATCTCCGTCTGTCGGATCTTCGGGAGGATCATCGTCTTCCGTAATGATATCATCACTGTATACGACGCCTTCACTGTTGCACATTTCCATTTTGACCGTTGAATGGTTGATCGCCAGCTCATGCGTCATGGATCCGTAGTCCGTTTCGTCCACAGTGTTGTAGTACATGTGATCCGGGAAGATGCAGATATAAGCACCCATGGTAACAAGCTGCTTCTCTCCGGGAGTAAGGCCTGTGACCTTTGTGGCCTGCCCGTCAAAGTACAGCGTGCCGTTGTCAATATAGGCCAGTTTCCCATTGAGCTGCGTAATGCCCTGGAAGTATGAAAAATGTTTTACTTTCCCGCGTTTCTTCCTGCTCGCCAGCAGAGGATAATACAGTGTGGTTAAATTCTGTGTATCGTAGAATTCTCCGTCGCCTATTTTCAGATTGTGGTTATAGCCAAGAAATGTATCTGTAACGCTTCTCTGTGTTGCTCCTTCATTGAGGATGGGCATATAGGCCATTTGATCACCACCTCAGAAATGGAAACGGTTTCCGCCGCATGGCTGCTTTGGATAATACTTCCGGTTAACCAGGGCCTCAAACTCACCATAGGTCGTATTGAACATACTGATCTGCTGGTTATACTTTGCGATCTCAGCGTTCTGCAGCGCGATCATAGCCTGGAGCCAGTAAGAATACATATCATCCTCATAAGGATTCTCAAGCTCCTGATCAGATGGAATGTGATGCGTTTGCCTGAGCTCTACGTCAATCTTATGGTCAAGCTGTGAGATCCAGTTAAGTTTTTGCTCCTTGGAGTAATGGTTAGGCATGAGAGCATCAACTTTGGCTATTAATTTTTCTGTATCAAGCATCGTTGTGCTCCTTCAGATAAGATTTATTTTCCCTGATTCATCAGGTTTTCTTCGGTATTGTGAAGCGCCTCTTTAGCGGCTTCAGATCTGTCAATCTCTTCCTTGATAAAACGAGGAACCATGACGGTCTTGCCGCGAGGAATGGTGCAGGAGTAATCGTTGACAGATACGTAAACGATCTCATCAGCGCCGGAAACTCTCTGGAGCTTTACAGGTACGCGCTCATAAGGATCGTATACTGCTTCTTCTTCGATCTCTTCTACGGTTTCTTCTGCAGGAGCTGTGGTTTTTTTGGTAGCCATATATAATTACCTCATAATTTAGATTTAAAAAAAGCGCCGGGAGCAGGGAGGAAGCTCTGCCCCCGGCAAAATGGAGGAATAAGAAATGGTATCGGATTAGTTGGCTTCGTCCGTCGCGCTGTAAGAGCTTGTGGACATGACGCGGAGGAGTCTCTCCTGGTAGAGGATCGTTGCGCCGTTTGTCTCAAACTTGTAGCCGATGGTGCTGAACTGGTTCAGAGGACCGCCGATTTCGTCCTTGTCGTGGACGATCATTTCGAGAGCGCCGCCTTCCGGATCGATGATCCCGAATGCATCCTTACCAAAGAAGTACGTTGCATAAGCAGCAATGTCATCGCCGCCGAAATCTCCAGGCAGGATGTCAGCATTGTCGCTGATGGAGCCGAAGTTGGTGCTGGCAAAGGTAATGCTGTTGGTCGTGTTTGCAGTTACTGTAGCAGTTACGCCGTTGATAGAAATCACACGGCCAACCAGAGCGCTGCCGGCAACAGTGCCGCCATCAAATGCGACGGAAGTGATAGCACCGGTATAGCCATCACCATGATTGATCTTCAGCCCACGGCTGTCAGATGCCAGATCAGCACCCTTCAGAACAGGAGCGAAGGTATCCTCAATGAAGCGGACGCCATGCAGCTCGCCGATTTCGCCGTTGAAGATCTGCTCCACGGCAGCATACTTGTGAGCTTCGATCCATTCAGAGCTCTGGCGAAGATCGTAGGTGCAGGAAGGATGTATAACGGCGTAATATTTGCCGTTGATCTTCGGCACGCGATTCTTCTTCATCTTGGTAACGGCCTTGTTCACGATGGTCGGAGTGAGCCGACAATGATAGGTCGCATTGTCTACGAGGCCGGCAGCGCTGGTAACAGCCGTTGCGGCGCCGTTGCTGATCGTGATCTTATCAGCGTACAGGACATTTGTACCGGTGAACAGAGCATCACGGATCAGGACTTCCTGAGTCTCAGCAGCGGATGCGCCCATTTCCTCGGTAGCGCCGGCAATAACATCGTCATAAGCGCGGAGCTGGAGCTTATCGGAAATGGAAACGTAGGTACCATACTGGTTAATGCTGCCGGTCAGGTTGGTAGCGCCAAAGCGCTGGCCGGTCGGAATAACGCCTTCTTTGAGCTGGGAGGCTCTGTCGAAGGTATTCCATTTACGCCACTCAACAGTGCCTTTATGGCCTGCCGGCAGAGGCTGACGCTTGCCAAACTGGGCATAGAACATATCGATACGAGCATTTTCAAGGAGCTCAGTATCATAGTAGTCTTTCAGCTCAACAGCCAGACGATCCGTTGTGGTAGCAGCGTAATCGTCGCCGGTGTAGCTGTTGGTAGCATAGGAATTGGTAGTAGTATTGCCAGTTACGTTAGTGAGTGTGCCGGCCTCCGCAAAGAACTGCAGGCCGAACAGCTTTTTAATGAGTTCTTTCATGTTTATATCTCCTTAAAATTGTGAAAGGTAAGGGGCCGGATCTTCTTAAACGTCCGGTCCGTCCAGGAGATCAGCGGAATTGCTTGCCGCTTTTCGCCTGTCTTAACCATTCTGCACGCTCAGCTTTGTTCATGGCATGGTACGGTTTCTCCTTTAAAGGAGGAGAAGATCTGTTGACAGATCCGTTTTCCGCCGGCATGGATCTACCACTCTGGATGCTTGCGCTGAGAGCCTGGGCCGTTCTCTGAGCAGCCGCGCTGACTCTGGCCTGCATTATCTCGTTATGGTGTAACGCATAATACGCCTGTTCTACGTTCAAGCCTCCGCCTGGTAGCGTCATCCGGTAAAACTGTTCATTCTGGAGCTCTCTTTCCAGATCGAATTCCGGGATCTGCTGTTTCAAAACTGCTGCCTGAGCCTGGAGCTTTGCATAATGGTCACGGAGCATCTGCTCCTGCATTGTGCGGTTAGCCTCTTCTTCTTTTCGCTTTGCCTCACGCTCTCTCTGGTCTAAAGCTTTTGCCTGTTCACGGCTGACGCCCATTTCTGAGGCCATATCCTCATAGTAGGAATCATCATCGCTCACGGCTTTTGACAATGCTTTCATGTCAAGCTTAGAGAGATCGGAAGTATCAAAGCCGTATTTCCGGCCAA